TTGCAATTAAATCATTATCTTCATTGGGTGACCAAATATCAAATACAAATAAAATTACATCCACACTTATGGAAACAACAAACGAATCATTACAAAAATCAAAACAACATATCGGTGATAATGTCGGTAATGTTGCAGCAATGACATCCGCTGCAACAGGTACAGCATTGAAGTCGCTTGAACTAGGGACTTTTTTGTTTGACTCATTAATTGCTGTAATAAAAAGTCCATTTGAGGGTGTTAAAATGTTGAATGATAACATCAAAGCAAGTACCGATGACCCAAAGGTAAAATTTGACAAAATAAAACAAAATATTATTAATAATTTTAATAATACTATTACTCCAGAATTGCAAAAAAATTTTACTAATCAATTAATGGAATTAATTAAAAATGTGGATGAGTTAGTAAAATTATATAGAACTCTTGGTTGTAAAGTAAATATGATATGGCAATATAATTGTCCACCTGAAATACAAGAAAAAATTAATGCGATTTCACAAATAAAGATTAAAATGGAAACTGATAAAGAAATATTTTTAAGAGAGATAAAACAAATATTCGGAAAATTCCATTCAAAAACCGTAGGTATATACGCATTAGCAATAAACAAAGAAAATTATGAAAAAAAAATTGAAGAAATGGAACAAAAAATACAAGAAATACAAGATAATATAATAACAGAAGTTACTGAAAAACACACAGTTATAATTAAAAAATTTCAAGATAATTTGCAATTAATAAATGATAACATAGAACAATTATCAAATGCATCATCTTCTGTCCTAAATGTACAACCAGTACAATCGACACCAGTACAACCAACCGCTGGAGGAAGAAAACGAAAGTATAAAACCAGACGCAATAAAAAAAATAAAACGTCAAAATCTAACAAAAGAAAAAGGTCAAGGAAGAGGATTTAATTTTTAGAATATATTGATAATACAAAATTGATGCATGTTTATCCTATATAACAAATAATACACTATTACAATATTATATTATTTTTGAACGATGAATATTCCAGGATTATTCGAACAAATATTGAATCTAAGAAGAATCAACTTGCCATCATCGTCGATAGATATGTCGACTATCATACAACTGGATAAAATATATATATTGGTTCTTCCTGAAACCAATACTGTAATAAATGTAAAATGTAGGAGCAAGGCATTGACATTCGCTCATCTACAAATAGAGAAAATATGGTTTAATGGCGAATTAAAAGAGGAGTATGCCAAACATAATATATGTTATCTATATGAATCATTTGATAAAATTTATTTTACACAATATAATGACGAATCCGAGAGATGTTATATTTATGAATTACAATAGGGGAATTTTTGATTATATATAAAAAATAAAAATCCAAAAAGAAAATAAAAATGTTTTTTAATTTGCATAAAATTGAAGTGTTTTTTAGATTTTGTATCTTTTTTATACAACCAATACGATGAATACTGAATTAACCATTGATGCGATTCTAGAAGAGAAGATAAACGCCATATGCGAAGAACGTATATCGTCGCATATAGAAAAATTTAAAAAGGAATTAATGGAGAATGTTCTCCTCGATATCGAAAAGACGATTGCTTCTAAAATAAAAAATGTAACCGACCGTCTATTTCCGTGTATCGACGATCATATCAAAGAGCAGCAGATAAATATAATCAAAGAGATACATGCGGTAGATTTGGAGGTCAAACAGCATGACTTAAAAATGGGGGCATTATATGATTCGATAGTTCAGACGACCAGAGGTGTGGCGAATATCGAGAGTAATTTGAGACAAGAATATGCGGCATTAAATCGTACTGTTATTCAACAAGATGGCGAGCATAGTACAATGCACGAGATATTAAGTAATAAGCTCGAACTACAGCGAATTGACATGGAAGTATTAAATAAAAAGATGCACCATTTGCGTAAACGTGTGAAGAAATGTAAACCGAAGAAACGTGATACGAAAGAAGTCATTTCGGATACAGAGTCAGAAACAACTGAAAAATCAACACCTTTACAAAAATGGTGTAATATGCTAGGTGAAGATATACAAGAAATTGACGAAACCGAATTTTTGACGAAAGAAACCGACTTTTCAAAATATATTCGAAATTACGAAAAAAAATATTGTAGTAAAAATAAAAACAATGAGATAACTGATTTCATTGAATATCTAAAAGATTATTGTTGTGAAATCTCGATTCATGATGGGTGTTTCACTATTGATGAATCGATTATGATTGAAGTCGCGATTGATATAATTGAGAAGGAATATGTCGATAATCAGTTGATGCTAGAAAAATGTGATAATACATTGATTGACGCGATTGAAAGACGATTGATTGAATTAACGGCTGAAGTCGGAATAAAGTTTAAGAATGAAAGGAATATGAATAGCGTAGATTTATAGAGTAGTAGATTAGATAGTTTTTGATAAATAAATTAAAGAGTAAAATGAAAAAATATTTTTTTTGATTTTATACACCGTAGCTTTTTTATAATATGTTTGTTTATGAATATATCGAAATCTATCACTCAATCTATAATACTAATCCGTCATAATTCTAGGCACGATATTAATCGTCTGTAACTCCTGTGCCATCAACTTATATGCATAAGGAATATTTACTTTCGCGAAATCCGTAGTATTTCCGCAGGTTTTACATAGATGGATACTAAAATCTGCCATCGTATTACGACCCTTTTGTCCGTCATTATATGAGGCAATCAGACCACATTTCTTACATACATGTACACTATACTTATCCGAAACATCATATAAACGCTCTTTACAGAACCTCGACATTCCGTGTGCAATCATTACATCTCTTTCCATTTCTCCAATACGGAAACCACCATCTCTACTACGACCTTCCGCAGGTTGTCGAGTCAAGTTCACCATAGGTCCAATCGCTCTAGAATGTTGTTTGTCATTTACCATATGTTTCAGACGCTGATAGAATACCGGACCCATGAATATATTCGTCTCTAATTGTTCTCCAGTAAGTCCATTATATAAGAGTTCATTTCCATAACTTTCGTATCCGAGATTTTGTAGTTCTTTCGCAATGGTAGTTACATCTAAATTTCCAAAACTAGTACCATCGCCGAATAGACCGAGCTCTAATAATACTTTACCTAATAGCGTTTCTTTTAACTGAGCAATCGTCATACGAGATGGAATTGCATGAGGATTAATAATAATATCGGGTCTGAGACCATCCTTTGTAAATGGCATATCCTCCTCTGGAATAATATTTCCAAGAGTACCTTTCTGACCGTGACGACTCGATATTTTATCTCCCATAACGGGTTTTCTCAGAATACGAACACGGACTTTCGCGAAATTATACCCGTCTCCATTACGCCCCGTATAATTCTTATCTACGTAGGTCTCTTCCGTTGTTCGGAATGTCTTACTCTGATCTTCGTATTTAATGACCTTCGTAGGATCATTACGATTCTCTTTAATCGGGATAATTTTTGCAATGATCACATCGCGATTCTCAACGAGTGTATTTTCAGGAATAAATCCGTGCGAGTTTAATTTATCGTAATTACTGAATTTAATTCCTTTGGTCTTTGTCTTGTCGGGTTTACATCGAATAATCTCGTCTCGAATAATATTTTTATCTTCGTCTTTCTCGGTATGATAGATTGTTGCCATAAAGAGTCCACGGTCAAGTGCACCCTTACTAATGAGTACACTATCTTCTTGATTATATCCTGTATGAGTCATAATTGCTACGTTTACCATACATCCAGAAGGAATATTATTCAGGTGAATAAAGTTCATCACACGTGTATCGACTAATGGACGAGTAGGATAGTTTAGGACATATGCAGTTTTATCCATACGCTTATCATAATTCGTAGCATAAACACCCATCGCCTGTTTACCCATTGCACATTGATATGTATTTCTTGGCGCCTGATTATGTTCTGGAAATGGAATACACGAAGCTAATACCCCGAAAATCGTAGATGGATGGATTTCACAATGGGTATAGTTAAATTTCAAGGACGTATCTTGGAGCATTTTATCTTTGGCCTGCATCGCAATCATCGATAGATTCTGTTCTTCTGGATCAATATATTCAATAACAGATTCGTCCAACTTACAGTTTGTTAATAACTCGTTCCATCCAATCTCTTTTTTTTCTAATTTACGAATAATATCTTTATTGATAATCGTTTTTCCGTTCTTTACTTTTAGAACTGGTCGTGTTAATCTACCACTATCAGTACATATACGAATCTCTTTTAGCTTAATATCAAATATGATAGATGTATATATGTTTATAATACCACTATACTTTTTCTCTTTCATATCCGCGTATAACTCGACTGGAAAATGTGTTATTCCCATCCATGCCCCATTAATAAATACTTTTATTTGTTGATTTGCTTGAACTGGAGTAATTTCTTCAATTGACTGAATAAACGGCTTTACATATTCGTATAGAGATTCGCTATTTGTAGGAATTGTAATATGTGCCAGATAACTAATATTTTTTACAATACCAATAGATTGACCTTCTGGAGTCTCCGCTGGGCAAAGGAATCCAAATGTTGTATTATGCAGTTTACGTGGAGCAATAAGCTCTCCACTTTTTTCTAGCGGAGTATTAATTCTACGTAAATGACTAAGAGATGATACATACGTCAGACGATTTAACACTTGTGCAACTCCAACCTTGCTCGAGTTTGACTGTTTAATGCTAAAATCTCCAGTTGCTAACGCACGATTAATACCATTCTCAATCGTTGTCGATTTCATAATTTTATAAATATTCGTCATATTTACAATATTCTCGTAATCTTCAGTCGAACGCCAAGAGCCGTTATTAATTTCACGAACAATCTGTTTCTGCATTTCTTTCACTAATTTATTGAAATAGTTTCGAAAGAGATTATTTAGGAGAGTCCCAGTTAAATCGATGCGTTTATTTAAATATGAATCTCGATCATCTGGAGGGAGCCAACCTAGTGCTGTTTGGATTAATTTATTTGCCATATACCCTAGTAAATACAGCTTTTGGTGCTTTGTTCGACAATGTGGAAATAGATCGTTATCTAGAACGTCTTGTGCAAATTCCCGTTTTTTTCTCACTCCCGTTTCCTTATCCATATTTAATGGCATGAAAGTTACGCTCGCAGTAATATGTTTCATCGAATCTTCCTGTGTCATATATTTATTCGAATCGATAATCGATGCCTGTAGAAATTTAATTATATCTGCATATCGAGAATCAGTCGTATCTAAGAGAATATATTCGCATATTTCTTTATCAGATAATACTCCTAGTGCACGGAATAACGAGAATAATTCGACCGGTTGTTTCATACGAGGAATTGTAATAAAGATGCCGTTTCCAAAACCATTATTCTTCGATGCAATCATCATTTCGATTTGTTTAGGAGAAATACATTTATTATCCGGGATCGATTTAATTTCCGCAAAATAATCCCATTTCGTAGTATTCTTACCGTCGAAACAGTAAATGCGATTTTCGGCAGCACGTTCTTGACCTAATACAGTTTTTTCGGATCCCTTAATAATAAAGTATCCACCACAATCCATAGTACATTCCCCTGTATGAACCGGATGAATATGATTATTTTGTGTAAGAACGCATATAGATGATTTTAACATAATTGGCATTTTTCCAATATTGATTTTTGGAAGAAATCTCTTGAGTGTTTTTGGTTGATCCATCGCTTCCGTATTTCGAATAATATATTCAAGTCGAATATCAACGGTCATTGTAGACGCATATGTAAAATTACGCAGTTTCGCCTCCTGAGGAAGCATTAGTTTAGTAGCACCATTATTTTCGTGAATCTGTGGCGGATATAATTTAAAATTCTCGAAATAGATCGCAACTTCTAACATAAACATTTTATGCTCTTCGATGTAGTCATTATCAGAACGTACCATTACGGGATTAAACATATCGATCGTTCTTTGAACTTGATGATTAATGAAATGGTTGTATGATTCGATTTGGTGGCGAACTAATCGGTCTAAATGTTGTCCTTCAAAATACGATTGGATAATATGGAAAGGTTCTTCCGTATACGAATCGAAATGACTTAACACGGAATGATTTTCTACTTTGACCGCTTCTTTATGAATGGTTTCCTTTATCTGTTCAACCATTTCTTCAATTGTATATGATATTTCCGTAGAGAGATCTAATTTAGGATCTATAAACATATCATCATATTCATGATCTTTTTCTCTTACATCATCGAATATATGTTCTACTATTTTTGTTGGTTTATTGTTTTTAAAAGTATTTGGTTTACGAACTCGAATAGTAATTTTTTCCCCAACGGTTGGTTTAGAATCAGTTGACATTATTGAAATCGGTTGTAGTATATCATCCATAGTTAATATTATATTCACGTCAATTTTTTAGATAGTTTATAGAATGTATATTCTGCAATAAAGAGAATTTCGAGATATATTTTCACGACGGATAGTAAGAAATCGAGTATTTAAGAAAATGTCATCTTCCGAAAAAAGAACAATTAAGATTAATCCTGAATTATTTAAAGTAAGTGAAAAAAATAGTTCTAGAAAAAAACGGTCAAATTCGAACGTAAATATTAAAGTAAAGGCAACTCGACCAATACGCGATAAAACATTTCGTAAAGGGGTTTTACGTATGATTCGAGAGAATATTCAGAAAAAACAAAAGGAGCAATATAATGAATTAGTTCAACCTAAACCCGTCACTAGTTCTAGATCGAATATCACCAATCAATTCGAATCCGATTTTGGAAAATCCGTCGAATATTTTAATCATTTGAATGAAAATAGTAAATATAAACAACAAGAAAAACGACCACATAATTATACTTTAAAATCAACAGGAGGAGGAAGTTCGACCATTGAAAATAGCATAAGTAATATATTACCTGATACATTTAATGATATACCTACTCCTTTTGTTGACAGTACTCCAGTAACACTATATAAACCTCCATTTCAATTTGCACCTCATCCAGGATATGGAAATCTTAAAAATGGTTCTTTACCGACCTATCGTACACTTACGCGACGTAATTATGCCGAACAATCACCACGTCCTCATAATAATACGTCTCCTGAACCTAGTTCATATTCTTCTCCTCAATTGGAAAAACCAGAAAAACAGACGATTCTCTCGGAAATGAAGAAAGATTTAATCGAAAAAAAGAAACATAAACAACTCCAGAAGAAAAAAACGAAAGAACAGTCGAAACTAAAATATCTAAAACAACGAAAAATCTATAAACGTACTTATAAGCTAGGACGGTCAAAGATAAAACCAAGTATCGGTATATTAATCTCTAATAAAACGATACGACAACGTATATCGACGGACGCATTAAACCTCAAACAGACGCCTATGCCAGAAGTTAAGAAATTTTTAGTAAAGAAGGGGTTTATTAAAGTAGGGTCTCTCGCACCAAATGATGTTCTTAGACAAATGTATGAAACCGCGAACTTGATGTGTGGAGAGATTGAAAATCATAATCCTGAGAATTTATTATATAATTATTTTAATGA